GTCAAGTAGTCACGAATCTCACCCCACTGAGTGGAGTGACAATTGGTTCCAGGCCCAGATTCGAAGACGAACCTGTTCTTCTGCACCAAACGTATGACTGAAAGGAGGTACTTTCGCACAACAAAAGACCAATCAAAGGGTGCACCCGTGAAAACACGAGTTTTCCCTGATTTGATCTTAGCGTACTTGGTAGCTTCATCTTTCAGATGAGCACAGAACACAGGACTGTACCGCTGTCCGTTTTCATAACCGGTGATGATTTCATCAACACGGGTCATGATCTCGGGAGAAGCGACAACAGGATCCTGTAATCCATGCATGGGCCCCGTGGCTGTCAAAAAATGTTTCTTTGACTTCTTCCAGGGGGCTCCTGCGCTTGTGCCTCTGTTGACAGAATCAACATAAGCTACACCGGGGGCACCATTGAGTGTTGTGACATCGTCATAGACCATGATCTCTTCCAGCTCACCACGAGGGAGAGCCTTCAAAATCGAGGTCGTAAAAGATGTTACACAACTCGCTAGCACGGCGGTGTTGATCATTGTGACGGGTTTGACCATGTCTTGGAGCGCTATGTTCCAAGGTTGCCAACCCCTCATCACTGGAGCTGAATGCTTCACAGTGTATCCTCTTTTGAGCATCGAATCACACATGATGGTGTGTGTGACGCTTGAGCTGGGTGAAGCTCTGAATCCCTTGAAGGATCCGTAAACATTTGCTGTTCCTTCCTCTAACCAGCGCACTGTTGCACGTTCCGATAGTTCTCCTAACTCTCGAGACGCACTTGGTGCACTGATCTTTGGTTCACAGCTTTGAACTTGGGGCTCATTGAAGTGCGCCAGTCCTTTTTTGATGGTGCTTTGATCAACGATCGTGACACCAACAGCATCTCCTTTTCCTAGGAAATGCAAGCCCAGCAGAACAGGACCGTAACCAGTACTAGCAAGTAGTACTGATCCACAATCCCCTATCTGCGTGGGTTGACGCACTTTACCGAAAAATGCGCCTGCTTGGGTAGCCAGTTCTTTGCAACTGTACCCATCCTGCCTGCGAAGTGCTTCAACTACCTTGTGGTAGACTGAGCCATCTTCGTTTCGGCCCACATATGCTCCCTGAAGAGTTCCCCTAAGAGAATCCTCCATGAACAATTGTGTGATGTCCTTTGCAGGTGGTAAATTGCGAATGCGAATGAACGCAACATCGCGCTCCGGTAGGCGAAAAATGTCACTTTGGGTGACAAGTATACGCAAATTGGAGTTCACACCTGAATCATTGTTACCATGAACAATCTTCATTTCAAATGTCTCAGCTTCCGGCAAACCGTGGTTGTTGCACAAATAGACATGACCAGTGACTGCAATAGCCCTGATCACACGCTCAATTTGTACACCATCCTCGGTGCGGTAAGACCTGAAATGGTAGCAGCTTTTGGCGACGCGCGTCTGCACGTCATCATCGCTGAATCTCTTCCATGACCGTGTCACAGGTGAAACATCAAATGTTGTAAGCGCAAAATCACTCTTGTGCCAAACATTTGGTGCTTCATCATTGGAAGTCTTTGGGGATTGCCCCCTACTCTGAGATATGCTAGCAATAGCGCACTCGGCTTCAACCGTAGACTTGTTTGCATTGCTGGGCATGTTGCCCTGCACAACAAGTGGGGTTGGGTTGGTGCAAAATCCGTAGATTGAACTGGTGATCTTGTAAGTGGTGTAAGCACTCACAACACCAAGCGCAATCCGACCAAGCAAAGGAGAAAATCCTATCTTGGCCTCCACGGAGTTACCCATGGTGCGGAAAATGCGTCGCATCTGTTGGAGTTTCTCCTCGGGAGCAACGAATTGCTCTTCCAACATTGATCGAATGACACAACGATCAAGTACCCATCTAATCATCTCGAATGTCCATTGTCGTGAAACAATGAACACCACAACATGAAAGAGAAAGTACTTGAAAAGTTCTGTCCATGTCCAGGTCCCTGTGATTGTTTCTTCAACCACAGCGGTGACCTCATCATCACCAGTTTGGACCTGATCGCACACACATTGCGCCTCAGGGTACCAACATGAACGACAAAGTTCAATCGTGGCCATGTTGGTATCGCAATCAGAAACCATCTTCTGCACCTTGGCGTGCGAGAGTGATTCCTTCGAAAACCATGCTAAGAAAGCATTAGTATCCGAAAAAGATTGCAATTCCACCAAACGTCCTTGTTGACGTAGGCGTTCTGTTCCAACAGGTTCAACACCGTAAACAGTGTACAGCCAGTAATTTGGCCATTCACCATCTACCTGTGTGATTTTGCTGGAATCTAACATGCATTCATGCTTGGCAAACTCTGGTTTGGGTGAAACATCAATTACGAATGGTAATCGACGTTGCACTGCCAAAGGAGTTTGAAAGTAATGGTATGCATTGAGATCGTTGCAGTTTGATGTTGCAATCACCATCTCGCACCGAACCGGTGTTC